GGGTAATCGCCTGGCACAACTTTAGCCTTGCCAGCAACGCGTACCACTTCAGAAAGGAGGTATGATAAAGTTTCAACAACCTCATACTCTGACCATCGCATCAACAACCCGTTGATGTACTTGTAGAGTATGGCCTCGTAAGCAAGTTTGCTTACATGTGTCGCTCCATTCCTTGGCTGGAATGGTCGAACGTCCACCCCGCGGAAATAATCACCTCCGCAGGACTCCCTAAAATGGCCTTCGTGAAAAGATTTATCAATATTCACGATAAAGCCAACCTCTTCAAACACGGATAAAACTTGACTATGCATACGAACAGCATAAATCATGTCATCACCGTACACCGAAATGGTGCGTCTATCTAAGCGATCATACATAGTTGCTTGGACAGCGAATAAAAGAGATAGGAAGACTAACGTTTGTAGAGGAAAAGTATAACCAATACCCATCGTACAGAAAGTTTGACTTTCAATACGACGTTTATCGGGTAACTCAACAACGCCGATCCGAGATCTGGTTAAAATATCAAACCAGTCCTTAGGAAACAAACGTTGTACCAGCGCAACCGAAATTGAATCGGAAGCGGCGGAAAGATCAAGAGTAACATGTTGTCCATGTACACTTGCCTCACGAGCTAAATATTTATGACGTTGTTGCAACGTCGAAATATCATAGCCCGCCCTCTTAAGTCTTCTACGGATCATTTCACCTAACCCAAAGCTCATGTAAGAGCCAATTGTGGTATTAGGCATGATACTTCGTAGCGACTTAAACGTTTTTGGGACTAGAGTCAGTTTCAGCGAACTCGTTTCACGGTAGACGGACCTCGAAGGGTCACTGTCGAGTTGACGGATCCAATATTCTTGGACACTGTCAATTTGGCTCATTTCTGAGTCAAACCATGAAATCTGTTCAGAGGAGCCGGATATTGGTAATTCCCATCGAGAGCCTTCGCAGGCTTCTCGAGCAGGAATTCCAACCGACGCCCGCCTTCCAAACCGACAGAGAGTGCGATGTTCTTCGTCGCTGTACAATCCGAGAACTTTCCGGATGTAAGCAGCTGCTAAGTCAAGAACAGTGTGTGAAAATGCAGACACATCGTCCAAGCTAACTGCAGCTACTCGATGCTGAGTATCTATAAAGGAATCAATAGATTTCTTTATAAGATCAGCATCGCTATAGGTATCCTTTTGGAACCTAAATCTCTTAACAACAGATTCAATCTGATATGTTGCCTTAAATTGGCTGACATCAGAATTAAAATCTGGAGTCGGAAGTAACTCACGTATTCTAGGGATTTCTCCATTTACTATACTAGTTTGGAGATTACTGCAAAACCCAGAATCGTTAAGATTACCTTGGAAGTCCCTGATAAGGGATGCCACTGTCATGCGCATCATTTTCTCGACAGAGAATAACTTATTACTCTGTCGAAGTGGTGGTTTTACCGGCATGTCAAACTCCTA